AATTATATTATATTATATTATATGATGGATATTAACACAAAGAATTTTATTATGGGATTACTAAAATTGTCATTCGTCATTGGGTTGGCTATGGGAAATCAATTTGATCCTGCTAGATGTTTTAAAGAATTTATATCTCATTATGGAGTCAAAATCGAGCCTGTAAATTATGAATTTAGAAAAGGTTTGTATAAACAAGAGCAAAAAAGAATTTTAGCACATAATAATGCGAATAAAGGTTGGAATGAAACACTCACTCCAATGTCAATCCTAAGTGCTAGCGAAAGAAAACAGTTTTATGGTTATTCTAAAGGGGTTAGTAAATCTATCAAACAAATCAAAAACATGAAATCAGAGTCAATTGATTTAAATGGATTGCCTAAGAGTGTTGATTGGAGAAGTAAAGGAGTTGTTACGGCGGTAAAATCACAAGGTGGATGTGGTAGTTGTTGGGCTTTTGCTTCCACAGCAGTAATTGAATCGCATGTCGCTATTAATACAAATAAATTATATGATTTATCACCACAACAAATTGCTACTTGTGCTCCTAATCCACTAGAATGTGGAGGTAAAGGTAATTGCCAAGGAGCAACTGCTGAATTAGCGTTTGATTATATTGCGAATTCCGCAGGATTATATGATGAATTTCAATTACCATATACTGAATATTACGGTGTTGAGGCAAAATGTGTTTTACCATCTGATACACCTAGAGCTACAATTTCAGGATACGTTAAATTGGAAGAAAATAATTACGAACAATTGATGTATGCTGTAGCTACTGTTGGTCCAATTGCTGTTTCAGTGGATGCGAGTAATTGGCATTCATATTCTTCAGGAATTTTTAACGGATGTAATCAAACTAATCCTGATATTAATCATGCTGTTGTTCTTGTAGGATATGGGACAGATTATACATCAGGTCAGGATTATTGGTTGGTAAGAAATTCATGGTCTGCCTCGTGGGGCGAATCTGGTTACATAAGATTATTGCGCCAAACAAGAAGTATTTATGATGATAATCATGAAACATGTGGAATGGATATAACTCCTCAAGATGGAACTGCTTGTGCTGGAGATAATCAACCAGTTAAAGTATGTGGAACTTGTGGAATTTTATATGATTCATCCTATCCTACTGGTGCGAATACAGTATAATTTTTATAAAATAACAATATAATCCCTTAAGGTATTTATTATATTGTTATTATATTGTTATTCTTTTGCTACTTTACTAACCAATACTAATTTACTACCAATTAGAAGTTTTCTTAACACTTATTCTAGGGCCTGCGCCTCGTTTTTTGTTCTTAGCAGGATCATATTGTTCTTCTTGATCTTCATCAGGCATTCCTTTTGATAATTCCCAGAATTCTTTTGAACCCAATCTGAAGTCATTATGATTATCAGCTTTATAATAAAATACTTGGTCGTTTAACTTATTAGATTTAGAGTTATTATTAATAACGAGACATTCATAATTTTCCGTACATTGATCCATTACCTGACAAAAGGCTTCAAATGTTGGAAACATACCAGCATAATTCTCATAAATACGCTTTCTATTCGCAATATAATTCTCTCGAAGAATAAAAACATAATCTATATTAGTTCTTAGTGTAGGTGGAATACCTAATGGATATTGCATTGTGATGACTAACATTACTTTCCAGTGTCTCAATAATACCGTTTTCATTTAGACATTTCCTTCTAAAATCATAAAACCTATACTTTTTCAATGGGTATAGCATTCTCTCGAATGGGGTTAGACTATATCTTAAGATATCATCGAAACTAGTTAGGTTTCTCAATCCCACGGGCATTTAGTCGTTGAACAATCATCATATCCTTACCATAACGGACTTAGATGACTTGCTGCGGATTTTCTCTATTTTATACCTTTTTACTATACCTTATGTGATTAGCATAAGCCGCTATTATATTTCTACAATAGTTTAGTAGTATAAACCTTCAAAGAACAATCAGTTCTAAACCAAGATTTTTCCGCAATTTGGACGTGTCGCATATTGATTTAACAATATACTAGCCATTCTTTTGAAATGACTTTGGCAAACATTTTACCATTCATGAAAAGTAATCGCATTAATTTATCACGAGACCATGTATTGTCATATAAACAATCATCTAATATAACAAATGCTCTTGGGTCAATAGTGGATCGTTTATACGTTTCCATCTCCTTTTTAACCTGCTTTAATACAGTTCTCTGACGCTTTAAGATGTTCTCAATAATTGCCGAATTATATTCATTATGGATGAACAACCGTGGCACCATTTTGCCGTAAAACCCGTTACCTTCTTCTGTTCCTGATATAACTGTTCCAATTGGAATGTCCTGTTGATACCATAATAGATCTCTGACTAAAAATGACTTACCAGTATCACGCTTACCGATTAAAACTACGACTGGACCCTTATTTTCGTTTGGTTTAAATTGGATACTTTTCATATCAAATTTTCTTAGTTCCAGAGTCATTATAATATTATTTTATTAAATAATATTATTTAATTTTAAACGAAATAAATTATTCATAAAAATATTTCCATATAGATTGATATTCTAATATTTTAATGTTTTCAATATAATCTTGTAATACAAAATATAAAGTTAATTGGTCCTGAATACCACATTCTAATATATTATTAAACCAATCTAAACCAAATTTTTTGGAAATTTCATTGTTTTTACGAATATTTATTCCTCCACATAAAAATCCATTTTTATTTGTTTCAGTATATCCTTTATCAATCATTTTATTTATATAATTAACATAATTTGTTTCTTCATTTTTATATTTTTCTACACCCATAGATGAATTAAATTCATCCCAAATACTATTATATTTTTCAGAATAAGGATGTTTTGTAAAAACTATAGATTTATCTGAATTATCAAGCTCATATATTATATTTTCAACTTTCTCATCAAATACTTGTAATTTATTATCAAACCAACATACATATTCATATATTTTTAATATCTCAATATCGAATGGTTTACATCTATATGCTTTAGAACTCATTATATCTTTATTCCAATCATCATAAATTGGAATATCATCAATAAATATTCTAATAAATTTTGTATCTTGTAATTGAGTATATATATCAATATTATTTGTAAAATAATAACAATCATAATCTTTTGATGGAACCGGTGGTATTAAAAAAGAATAATTATTACTAGAACCAAAAAAACAAGTATAATATGCAAGTTTTGTGTTATTCGGTTTTTTATAATTAACAAATTTAAACTGATTATCAAAAAAACCATTGTTTTTCATATATTCGTTTTTAAAATCTTTATTTGATTTACATAAAGAAAATATTTTGTCAACAATACCATAAGATTTATCCCTATTAGAATAAAACGAGCTAACATAATAACAAAAATATATATTAAAATAAATATCACCAGGACAATTAATATTATGAATATCAATATAATTTAATATTGTTTCACAATACTGAAAACATATTGTATTATTAGCTTTGTCTAAATTTTCTTTTATAATTTTATGTACGTATTTAAATTCATTATCTATAAAAATGGAATTTTTATTAACATAGCATTGTGTATTTAGTTTTGACATAACATATTTTTCCATCAATATATTCATATAATCGTTATTTAAGTTACATTTTCTCAATTTAAGTGAATTTAATACAAATTCACAACCCTCTATACATTTTTTAAAATTATTACATCTAAAACTATTATTTATAAAATTTCTTATTGGAGCTTCCGGGTGTTCATATACATATTTATAATTAGTAATCATTTGTTGATAATCACCATAATAATGTTCGAATGAATCAGGATTTTCAAAGTAAACTGGACTGAATAACTGTTCGTCAGCATGACCGTATCCTAATGACAAATAATATAAAAATTTATCTAATATTAACCCGCAAACACGGTACATATATTCTTTGTTTCCTGTAAAAAACCCACTACACATGCTACATCTACCCCACTTGAAGTACTCTTTGGTATCTTGTATAAGCTCATATGGTATATAATCAATATAACATGTTGAAAATTTATTTCTTTTAACTGCCAATGCTTCATCCAGATATTTTAAATTAGTGTATCCCATTCGCTCTATACAAAAATTTATCCAAGAAAAATATTCACTCTTAAATGGATTAGAATCTATAACCTCTCGTAACATTATATATCTTGTCAAACAAAACAAATAATAACTAGCAGT